AGGACGCTGAGCTGCCGATCCCGATGCAGATCCAGGTACTCGAGGGCGACTACATCGACACCGACCGCACGGGGATCGACGTGCGGGGCCCGCAGGGGCAGATGGTCGGGCGGATCATTAATGGCGTCGAGTTCGATCTCATCGGCAAGCGTGTCGCGTACTGGCTCTTCCGGGAGCACCCCGGCGCCTTCACGTTCGGCGGGGGCTATAACTCCGTCAGGGTCCCGGCGGACGGCGTGCTGCACGTCTACCACCAGGAACGGCCGGGCCAAGTGCGGGGGATGAGCTGGCTCGCGCCGATCGTGCTCAAGCTCAAAGACTTCGACGAGTACGACGACGCGCAGCTCCTCAAGCAGAAGATCGCCGCTTACCTCGCGGTCGTGGTGACAGACCCGACGGGCGAGAGCGCCACCCTGGGCAACGCCGCCGAGCAGGATCCGGACCAGCCCTACACCGACAAGCTCAAGCCCGGCGCGGTGATCCAAGGGCCGCCGGGCTCGAACATTCAGGTCGTGCAGCCGCCGCGGGTCGCGGAGTTCAAGGACTACGCGGAAGTCACCCTCCGGGCTATCGCCGCCGGCCTCGGAAACACCTACGAAGACCTCACCGGGGACTACACGGAGCTGCCCTTCTCGGCGGCCCGGATGAGCCGTCTGAGCCACTGGGATGATGTCCATGACTGGCGCTGGCAGATGCTCGTCCCTCAGTTCTGCGATCCCGTCTGGCACTGGGCGATGGAGGCGGCGGCCATCGTCGACAAGGTGGACGAGGTTTCCGACGCTGAGTGGACGGCGCCCCCGATGCCCATGATCGAACCCGACAAAGAGGGCCTCGCCTACCAGCGCAACGTGCGGACCGGGATCATGAGCCTATCGGAGGCGATCCGGGAGCGCGGCTACGACCCGCGCGACCTGCTGGCCGAGCTCTCGAGCGACTTCAAGGAACTCGACCGTCTAGGGCTCGTGCTTGACAGCGACCCCCGGAAGATGACGCAGGCGGGGCAGATGCAATCCGCGCCCGCTGTCCCCGGGCTCGGTGCCCCGGGCGGCGGCAACGGATCCATCTCGGCGGCTGACGTGGCACGGTTGCTCATCGAGTGGGCGGCGGGAGCAGGAAGAGGAGGACGAGTTGATCCAACCCAGAGAGCTTGAGCGGCCGGAGGACGAGCTGGAACTCCAGAACCGAGAGGGCGAAGACCGGCCGGCACGCCGGCGCTCGGAGGGTGCCGAGGTCCGCACGCTCCGTGAGCGGCTCGACAAGATCGAGCAGGCGATCGCCCGGGCGAAGAAGCTCCCGCTCCCGATCGGCGGCCACTGCCGGGACTGCTGGGACCGAGGTCGGCGGGCTGTGCTGGAGACGATAGAGCGCGAATGAGCCTGCTCCCGCCCCGCGGGCACGCGACGCTACCGCTCACGGCCCGGCAGAGGGCGATCCTCGACTACATCGCGGCCGTGCAGCAGGTGCAGGGACGTCCACCGAGCGCCCGTGTCGTCGCTTGGCGGTTTGGTCTCACGCTCAGCACGGTGCAGCAGTACCTCCTCGCCGCCTACCGGCGGGGCTGGCTCAAAACGCCGACGACCGATGGCCTCTACTGCCTCCACGGTACCGGTGACCCCCACGTCGGGGGCCTCTAACTCTAGACCACACAATCCGAAGGGTACCGGTCAATTTGACCGGTAGCGCGCACCTTCTGCGCGGGGCGACACTATTCCCCATGAGGATGGAACAGTAGGTGCTCGAACCACATGCCGTTCCCGAACGAGCACGCCGCGCGCCTCAAGGACCCGAGCCAGTACGTCCGCTTCCGGCGCGAGAACGACAAGTTCGGCACCGGCATCCACGCGGTCTGGGGCATCAAGCGCGACCAGACGACCGAGCTCCAAGCCATCCGCTTCGACGCGAAGAAGTTCACCGCCGAGGAAGCGAAGAAGTGGCTCAAGGACCACGATCAGAAGGCCATCCTCTTCGAGAAAGCCACCGGCGATGACAACAAGAAGGGCGATGAGGGCGAGATGAGTACGCGCGTCGTCCGCATGCCGCCGCTGTCCCTGCGCGCGGACCTCGCCCCCAGGACCATCAACGAGGAGGACCGTAGCGTCGAGCTCATCTTCACGACGGGCGCGGCGGTAAAGCGACGGGATTGGTGGACGGGCAAAGAATACGTCGAGGTCCTGTCGCTCGACCCGGCGCACGTCCGGCTCGAGCGCCTCAACAACGGCGCGCCTCTGCTGGATTCGCATCGCCCCTATTCCGTCGCGGACCAGCTCGGGGCCGTGATACCGGGCAGCGTCGAGCTGATGAAGAAGGCGGCCGTCGGCCGCGTCCGATTCAGCCGTCGGCAGGAAGTCGAGGCCGTCTGGCAGGACGTGAAAGACGGTCTCGTGCGCAACGTCAGCATCGGCTACCGGATTCACAAGTTCGAGGAGAAGCCCGGAAAGGGCGAGGACACGCCGCCGATCCGCACGGCCGTCGACTGGGAGCCCTTCGAGGTGTCGATGGTACCCATCCCGGCCGACGCCGGTGCCAAGGTCCGCGCGGGCGAGGTGGACGACGCGAACGAGTGCGAGATCGTGGCGACCGCGGAGGCCGCCGGAGCGACACAGCTGTCGGAACGAACCCGGGTCGCGGGCGACGCGACCATCCAGGAGGATGTCATGGCCGAAGAGACGCGCTCGGAGGAGTTCCGGGCCGACATGAGTTTGACCCCGCCGCCCCCGCCGAAACCGGCACCGGAGCCCACGGACCAGCAGAGGGGCGCCGAGGCCGAGCGGAAGCGCGTCGCCGGCATCCGCAAGGCCTGCCTCAACGCGGGGTGCTCGCGCGCCCTCGAGAGCGAGCTCATCGAGAAGGGCACCTCGCTCGAGGAGGCCCAGACACGGGTGCTCGAGTGGGTCGGAGCCCAGAACCACAACGACGTCCCCCGCCAGGTGTCCAGACCGTCGGGCCACGATGTCACCGTCGGCGAGGACCCGTTCATCCACACCCGCGAAGGGATCGAGAACGCGCTGCTCCACAAGGCCCATCCCTGGACGAAGGACGCGAACGGCAGGGAGGTCGGCTTCAAGCTCAGCGACAAGGGTCGCGAGTATCGAGGTCTGAACCTGATCCGGTTGGCCGAGCGCTACCTGATCAAGCAAGGCATCCGCACCGAGGGTCTCTCGCCGATGGAAGTCGCGGGGATCGCCCTCGGTCTGACGAGCCGCTCCGGGATGCACACCACCTCGGACTTCTCGCTCCTCCTGGCCGACGTGGCCGGGAAGACGCTGCGGGCGGCCTACAACGAGGCCCCGCAGACCTTCGGACCCATCACCCGCGCGGCAACGGCCCGGGACTTCAAGCCCATGAAGCGCAACCAGCTCGGCGAAGCCCCGCAGCTCCAGCTCGTCCTCGAGCACGGCGAGATCCCGGCCGGGACGATCGGCGAGGCCAAGGAGCAGTATAGCCTTGCCACCTACGCGGTCCGGTTCGCGATCACCCGGCAGGCCCTCATCAACGACGACCTGGACGCCTTCTCGCGCCTGCCGCTGATGTTCGGGCGGCAGGCCCGAAACAAGGAGAGCGACCTCGTCTGGGCCCAGATCACGGACAACCCCAACATGGGCGACGGTGTGGCCCTCTTCCACGCGAACCACGGCAACCTCGCCGGCAGCGGCGGGGCCATCGACGTCACCACGATCAGCGCCGGCCGCTCCGCGATGCGCGTCCAGGAGGGCGTCGACGGCGCGACGAAGCTGAACATCATCCCGCGCTACCTGATCGTCCCCGCCGCCAAGGAGACGGTCGCCGACCAGTTCGTCAGCGTGAACCTCCTGGCGTCTCAGGCATCGAACGTGAACCCCTTCGCAGGCCGACTCACGGTCATCGCGGAGCCGCGACTCGACGCGGTCAGCACGAGCGCCTGGTATCTCTCGGCCGCCATCGCGGACGGACAGGACGTCCTCGAACTCGCGATGCTCGAGGGCCAGGATGGCCCGCTCGTCGAGCAGGAGGTGGGCTTCATCGTGGACGGGATCCAGATGAAGGTCCGCCACGACGTCGGGGCGAAGGTGATCGACTGGCGCGGCCTGTACAAGAACGCCGGAGCGTAAGGAGGGAGGCGCCTCGTGAAGACGGCCATCGCCCCCGGAGACGTCATCACCCTGGCGGCGCCCACCGGGGGCGTCGTCAGCGGCACGCCGTACATCATCGGGAGCCTCTTCGTGGTCGCCCTCGAGACGGTCGCGCAGACGCTCCCCTTCGACGCCCTCGTCTCCGGCGTCTGCGATCTGCCGAAGGTCGCAGAGGAAGCCTGGACCGAGAACGAGAAGCTCTACTGGGACACGTCACCGGCGGGCCTGACGACGGTCTCGGCCGGGAACACGCTCGTCGGGGTGGCCGTCAGGCCAGTGGCGGCCGTCGTCGCGCTCGCGACCGACGCGCTGCCGGCCGATCTCCTCATCTCGGGCCTGACGCTCCAGGTCCTTGACTTCGCGCAGCTCGGCAGCGATGACGCCGTCGTGACCGTGACAATCAACGGCATCGCCTATCCGCTCGTCGAGGGGACGGACTGGACTGCGGCCACGTCGGATGATGCGACGGCCACGAGTCTCGCGAGTGCGATTGACGCGCTCACCGGAGTCAAGGCTGCTGCGGTCACCGATACGGTCACGGTCGTCCCGGCCACCGGAAGCACGGCGACGAGTCTCGCCACCGGCCGCGTCCGTCTGGACGGCGCGGTCAGATAGCTCTGAGAGGGAAAGATGGAGAACTACGTCGCTCCGGGTGAAGTGGTCGAGCTCACGGCGCCGACGGGCGGGGTCGTCAGCGGCACGGCGTATCTGATCGGCGGTCTCGTCATCGTGGCCCTCGTGACGGCCGCAGAGGCGGCGAAGTTCAACGCCCTCGTGACGGGCGTCGTCGAGCACGCCAAGGTGAGCGCCCAGGCCTGGACGGAGGGTGCCAAGCTCTACTGGGACGACACGGCCAAGAACTTCACGACCACCGCAAGCGGCAACACGCTGGTCGGCGTGGCCGCCGCCGCCGCGGCGAACCCCTCCGCCACCGGCAAGATCCGCCTCGACGGAGTCACACGGTAAGGGCGGAGCACCGTGGACCTCGCTCTGCTGAAGGCTCAGATACGCGAGGTCAACTTCACGCTCCACGGCACTCCGGCTACGGTCACCGTGCCCGAAGGCACCCCCGTCTCAACTCGCGTCATATGGCTGACTCCGGAGACGATGGAAGTGCCGGCCGGAGGCTACCAGCGCAGCGAGGCCAAAGTGATCGTCGCCGTGCCGCGCGACGACGTGCCCGCCATCCCGCGCGGAACGCTCATCGCCTCGGCACCTCCGCTGCTTTCGGCACCGGCACTCTGGCAGGTCGACGGCATGGAGACCATTCGCCCCGATCATCACCGTGTCGTCGTGGTGCCGGCATGAGGCGTGATGACGCAGAAGAGCAAGCGGCAGTTGGCGCTGACGGATCTCGTGAACCGCCTGAGCTTCATTCAGGTCGCCAAGGGATACAACACGGATGCCGGTCTTCACATCTTCCTCGGCGAGGTCCCGAGGTTCGGGCCGAACGATCCACCGGCCGCGCTCGCAGTCGTCGTCGGGGACGACTCGCCCGAGACGACCGGCGGCACGACGAGGACGCGCGTGCCGTTCGAAGTCCAGGCGATCGTGCCCGCGGACATGACGGCGCCGACGCTCGCGATCGAGGAGATCGTCGCCGACATCAAGGAGGCCGTCGAGATCGAGGCGGACGGCTCGGTGGACCGTTACCTCGGTGTTATGAACGGCAAGCCGGCGACACTGTCGAAGGGCCTGCAGCGCGGCAGCACCCGCGCGATCCGGCGGGAGCCCGGAAGTGAGTACGTGGGCGCGTCCGTCGAGTATCTCGCGACTTTCGAGGAGAAGTGGGGCAGCCAGTGAGCATTGAGCGCTTCACCTTCGATCTCGGGACACTCAAGAGGGATCTCGAGACGCTGGGTGCCCAGGCCCCGCTCGTGATGGCGCGTGCCCTCAACCGCGCCATTCTCAGCGGCCAGACGGCCATGGTCAAGACGATCGGAGCCGACACGGGGATCGCCGCGAAGAACATCAAGCGGGAAATCCGAATCGACAAGGCGCAGCGGACGAGACCGGTGGCCGCGATCGAGATCGTCGGCCGACGCATCCCGCTCATCGCTTTCAGCGCGAGAGGGCCAGAGCCCTCGCGGGGGCGGGGGCGGGGTGTGTCCTATCGACTCCTCGGTGGGCGTGGCCGGATCTCGAATGCCTTCATCGCGACGATGCCCTCGGGGCATCGCGGTGTCTTCAGGCGCAAGACGAAGAGGCGGTTGGCGATTTTTGAACTGCATGGCCCGTCGATTCCCCATGTCTTCGAGAAGCACTTCCCAGTCTTTCGCGCGGCAGCCGAGGAATCGCTGCTCAAGAACTTGGCGAGCGAGATCAGTTTCGCCCGAGGGCCGCAAGTAGTCGAGTGAAGGAGAGATGAGCATGAAGAAGCGAATCTTGGCGACGGTCGGTGTTCTGGCTGCCCTCATCCTCGCGCTTGCCATGCAGGGAGACGCGGCCACGACTCTCGCCGCGACCGTCCGCCTCCAGGTGACGGGCGGGTTCGACAACGCGCTCGATCTCACGAATGTCCAGGCCCCGCTCTCGTTCACTAATGCCCTCGCCATCACCAACGGAACTGGAGCCGGACAGGCTGATGTGCTCTTCACCGATACGAGATCCGTCGCTGCGGCTGAAGACCTCGATGTTTCGGGAGGGACGCTGACGACGGCCTTCGGTGCCACGTTCACGATCGCCGAGCTCAAGGGCCTGATCGTCTGCGCGGATGCGGCCAACACCGGCAACGTGATTCTTGGTGGCGATGCGGCCTCTGTGCTCTTCTTGAGCGTTGCGACGACCACGGTAACGCTGAAGCCGAGCGCTTGCTTTGTCTACACAGACCCGAGCGCCGGTGGGACCGTGGTCACGGCTACGACCGCCGACATCATCCAGGTCGCACCATCGGCCGGCACCCAGACCTACTCGATCATCGTCATGGGATCTTCGAGTTAGAGCCCGAGCAGATCCTCACTCGTTGAGGAAGGAGAAAAGCACATGGCGGAACACGCGACCCAGGCGGTCATCGGTCACGGGACGCAGTTCCAGCGCGGCGGGCTGCTCGTTGGAGATCCCTTTTCGAACATCATGGAGGTCATCTCATTCGACTCGCCAGATGAGCAGGGTGACGACATCGAGGTGAGCCATTTCGAGAGCCCGGACAAGATCAAGGAGTACATCCGCGGCATGATCGAGGCCGGCGAGGCCTCCATCAGCGTCAACTGGAACCCGACCGTCTACGCCTCCCATTCTTCTCTGCGCTCGGACAAGGAGGACGGTCTCTTGCGCTACTATCGCTTCATCCTTCCGGGAGCTATGGAGACGATCACCTTCCGGGCCTACGTCAAGGGGCTCAAGCGCAACGCAGATCCGAACGGTGCCGTGACGGCCGATGTGAGCTTCAAGGTCTCGACGATCACCGCCGTATAAGAGAGATGGCTAACAGGTTCAAGGGTGAGGTCGCAGTCGACCTCGGCGAAGGCGACACCAAGCGAACCGTGATCTTCCGGCTCGGCATCAACGAACTGATCGCCCTACAGAAAGAGTGGGGCCTTGAATCTGATGATGAAGCGTTCATCGTCGCGCTTGACAACCGGAACAAGAGCTTCAAGCGCAACCGCAGTCTCGTCCGTGCGGCCATGCTCCACGAACAATCAGATACGACCGAGGAACAGGCAGGCGACATCATCTCGGAGTTGGGGCTCAAGCGCACGAACGAAGTGATCGACGACACGCTTTGGTGGGCTTTGCCTGACAAGTCTCAGGCATCGCAAGGTGCCCCAAAAAAAGACGCCGTCGCTTCTCCTGGAACGCTGCCCTCCTAGACGCTGCCCGCGCCGGGATCTCGCCGGACGACTTCCATCGTTCAACGTTGCGCGAGATCTCCGTGCGGATGAGAGCAAGTCAATGGCAGCAAGAACAGCAGGCCCGCATCATGGTCATAGGAGCATCGCTCACTGCGAAGCTCTCTAGGCTACCCGCGCGCCAGTTCCGATCCGCGATTCGGTCCATCCAACAGAGCCTCAAGAAAGAGCAGAGCACTGGCGAGCGCCAGACGCCGGAACAACAGCGCGCGCTCCTGCTCGATTGGGCCGCTCAACTCGGACTGAAGGTCGAGCGCCATGAACGGCCGGTGATCTAGCATGGCTGATACGCTTCGGCGCTTCCGTGTCGAGCTAGAGGCCGGCTCGACCTCCTTCACCAAGGGCTTCAAGGATGCGGCTGCCTCGGCTGACCGTCTCGGAAAGAGTCTCGGTCCCGTCGATCGTGGAATGAGGACGTTCGGCGCC